AAGCTTAGTGATACTGCCTGGTTGCTTTACAACCGTGCCAGTCAAAATGCCATTTCCCGAAGCACCAGCAAACCTACTGGAAACAGCAAGTAATCTAAAACCATTGCCAGAAGATAAAAAATCACTTTCTGATCTTTTGGAAAATGCCAACGAAAATTATAGTATGTACTACACACTCAAAGAAAAGCATAATGCTTGGATTGAGTGGTACAATGAACAAAAAAGAATTCACGATAAAGTAAAATGAACGATAAAAATTCTGCACCTGATGAACTTCTGTCTGAATTAGCAAAAATAATTCAAGAAGGTAAAAAATCTAAGACAGAAAAATTTAAAGAAAAATATAATGTAGAAATCGGCGCTGATGATTTCTTAGGAGAACTTGTTAAACTTCAAAAAGACTTTGCTGATTTAGAAGCAAAACTTCCAGATTTAGTAATCGAAGAACCTATAGTAGAACCGATACAAGAAAACATTCCTGTACCAGAAAATGAAGAAACTTGGGCTCAAAGAGCAATAGATGAAGATGATTTAGTACAAAAATCAGCAGAACATATTAAAAAAAGAGTTAATGAAGTAACAAATTTATTCTCTGTTCCTCCAGCAGAAACATATCCCACCACATTAAAATTAGTTCAAAAAAGAATTGAGTTATTGGAACAATGGCTATATAAAGTTTCAGCTGAAGGTCCAGGTGGTGGAGCCGGTGATGTTGTTAACCTTGATCATCAAACAAAATTAGTAACATCACCAACGTACACAGTTAGTAGAAAAGACTACTATGTTGGTATTAACTATGCAGGAACAGTAACAATAACACTACCAACAAATGTGAAAAACGGTAGATATATTATTATCAAAGATGAGTCAGGTCGTTGTTCTAAATTTCCAATTATCGTTCATGGAAATGTTGACAATGATCCAGATGGATTTATTTTAAGAATTGACAATGGTGGTATTCAAATGATCTATAGAGATGGGTGGAGAATAGTATGACGTATTTATTTCAAGAAGAACAAAACATCGATGCGTTTGGTCGCGGTCGTGTCAGTATGCCATATACGCTTGGGGATTACAAGCATTTATATGGTCTGGATCCAAACTTTATTGATTATGTTGTTAATGGTGGAACTGTTGCATTTCAACAAAATCAAGCCTGTGCTAGATTAACAACAACATCTAATTCATCGAGCAGAGTTGTTCATCAAACAAAATTCTATCACCACTATATGCCTGGAAAGAGTCAGGTCATTCTTTCCAGTTTCAACTTTTATGCGGCAACTGCTAATGTAACAAAGCGCACAGGTTACTATGATGATGACAATGGTATCTTTTTAGAACAAGCAGGAGACGGGACATTAACTTGGGTTATTAGAAGTTATGTCACAGGAGCGCCACAAGAAAGAAGATTTACACAAAGTCAATGGAATCAGGATAAGTGTGACGGAACAGGACCAAGTGGTTTTAATATTGATATAACGAAAACACAATTAATATGGATTGATTTTCAATGGTTAGGTGTTGGTCGAGTTCGCTGCGGTTTTGTTCACGATGGCGAGTATGTTTTTGCTCATGAGTTTAACAATAGCAATAATCTTGCTACTGTATACATAAGCAGTCCAAATTTACCAGTTCGTTGTGAGATTGTAAATGTCGGCACAACAACAGGTGCTTACTTTGATCAGATCTGTTCAACCGTAATGTCAGAAGGTGGATATGTGGAAGCTGGACAAGATTGGGCAGTTTCAAATACACCAAGACTTCTAACATCAGGACAGACTTTGCCAATTATGGCAATACGTTTAAAGAATACTTTTAGAACTTACAGAAATAGAATGATTATTCGCATGGGCAATTTGAATATGTTTAGCGATGGCGAAAATATCAAATGGCGTTTGATAAAATTACCAGATTCCAGCCAATTGACAGAAACAACATGGATATCTGTAGATGATGATAGTGGAGTTGAGTATAATGTAGACTGCGCTGCATTTACAGATGGTGATGAAATTGATAATGGCTGGGTTGGTGCCTCTACGCAGGGTAGTCAAAAAGCAGGAGGATCTCCTGGTTCCAATCTGCCATCTTCTGCCAAGAAAAACTATATTGTACAAAACTATGATTCTACAAACTCAGAGATTTATGTTGTTGTAGCATCAAATCTGGGTGCTCAAAGTACCAATGTTGGAGTTGGTATGCAATGGAGAGAGATATACTAAAATGAAAAAGATAATTTCTGCTTTAATATTGTCCACGACACTTTCTGGTTGTGCATTGTATGACATTTATATGATGGCAGGATATGACACAAATGAATATGCACTTATTACTAAAGTTCGTACCATTTCAACAATATCCGATTGTTCCAAAGACTCTGTGAAATCTTTATATGAAACTACCGTACAATTTAATCAATTTACACAACATATTCCAAGAAACAAAGAAGCACATGATTTGAGTAAAAAACTACTATCCATAGTAGAAGAACTGCATAAAAAAGACAATCCTAGTCCTGTATACTGTCAGGCAAAACTAAATACCATAAGTAAAACATCTGAACAAATTCAACGTGTGATAGGGAGTAAACAGAGATGAGTGACATTCAACAAATACATAGTATGGCTGCCCAAGTGCAAATATACCAGCAACAACATCAGGCTGGTCTACTTTCAGACGCAGAATTTAAAGAGTTAATAAATGACCTTAACATTATGGAAACTATTGACAATTCCACCATGGAAATGAAACTTAAACAAGATTATCAAGAATTATTAGCAGGAGCGGTAAATATCGTTAAAAACTTACCAGTTTAAGGAGATTGCATGGCTCGAAAGACTAACACAACAGTAAAGTTAGTAAACCAAGATAATGAACAACATAGGAAACAGAGCAGCAATCACCTAAAGATAAGGATAGACGATTTAAAAACATTCGACCCTCTTACTGAGAATCAGAAACAGTTTTTTGATGCATATAAAAGAGGAGATTACTTTGTAGCACTACATGGTGTTGCAGGTACAGGTAAAACATTCATTGCACTATACAAAGCGATTGAAGAAGTCTTAGATAAGAATAATCCATTTAATAAAATCATTGTTGTTAGATCAGCAGTTCAATCAAGAGAGATTGGTCACCTACCTGGTGATGTATCAGAAAAAATGGAAATTTATCAACAACCATACAGACAAATATGTGATACTCTGTTTGGTCGTAGAGATGCATGGGATAGATTAGAAGAACAAGGATTCATTCAGTTTATTTCAACATCTTTCATTCGTGGTATGTCATTTGATGATGCAATTATTATCGTAGATGAAATGCAGAACATGAACTTTGAAGAAATCGACACCGTTATGACCCGTGTTGGTTATCGTTCAAAGATTATATGGTGTGGTGATTATCGACAGACAGACTTACGTAAAAATAATGATAAGTCTGGTTTGTTAAAGTTTTTTGATATTGCACAACACATGGCTGCATTTACTAGAATAGAATTTACCGTTGATGATATCGTGAGAAGTTCTTTGGTTAAAGATTACATTTTGGCTAAACTAAAGTACGAAGATATTAACGAAGGGAATTAAAATGTTAGATACTATTTTTTGGATTGCAATCGGAGCTTTTGTTGGTTGGAATTTTCCACAACCTTTTTGGGCTAAAATGATTCAAGAAAAAATAAAAGGCATGATCAGAAAATGACACTAGATCAACTGAAACAAATCATAGGAAATAATCCATATGCCGAATATTGGCACAATGCTCTTTCTGTTTTGCTTCCTGATTATAACATCGACACACCACAAAGAATTGCAGCTTTTATGGCACAATGCGGCCACGAATCTGCAAACTTTACAGCATTAAAAGAAAATTTAAATTATCGTGCAGCATCTTTACGTAAAATATTTCCAAAGTATTTTCCAACAGATGAATTAGCAAATCAATATGCTTCTATGCCAAATAAACAAGAAGCAATTGCAAATCGAATATATGCAAGTCGTATGGGTAATGGACCAGAAGAAAGTGGTGATGGATTTAGATACTGTGGTCGTGGACTTATTCAATTAACAGGCAAATCAAATTATCAAGATTTTGCCGATAGTTTAGAGATGAATGTTGAAGATGTTCCAGAATATCTTCAAACATTTGAAGGTGCTGCACAGTCTGCTTGTTGGTTTTGGGAGAAAAACAATCTCAACAAATGGGCTGATGCGGGAGATATTAAAGAATTGACAAGAAGAATCAATGGCGGTTACATTGGTTTGGATGATCGCATTAAACATTATGAACACGCTTTACACGTATTGGGGGCATAATGTCAGAAGAAAAAAAACCACTATCACGTTCGGAACGTGAAGCACTCATCAAAGACAAAGCAGGTTGGGTAATTACTGTATTGGCTGCGCTGTTAGCAATAAACACACTAATGGGGGGTAGCAATAGTAGTAAAGTATTAAACAACACTATTGCTGCAAATGATACTTGGTCTTTCTATCAAGCCAAATCAATAAAACAAACTTTAGCGGAACAATCATATGATGATGCATTATTTCGTGGAGATACAAAGAAAGCTTCAGTATTAAAAGAAAAAATTGATAGATATGAAAATGAACCAGGTGAAGGCAAGAAAGCTTTGATGGCAAAAGCAAGAGGCTTAGAAGCAGAACGTGCTGTAGCCAAATCTAGATCACCTTGGTATACATATGCAGGATCATTATTTCAAATTGCAATCGTATTATTAACAGCAAGTATTTTAGCAGTAAACAATCGACTTTATCATGCAAGTATTGGTGTGGGTTCAGTAGCGGCTCTAATGATGAGCCAAGCCCTTTGGTTATGGTTACCTATAAC